GGCAGGTTACTGCTAGGCTTGGTTTTGAAGCCAAGCTTGGCAGCGTTTAGAGGTTGTACTAGCATAAGGGCGCTATCAAGGCCCTTACCTAGAGCGGGCAAAGTTTTCGTGAGAAAACTTATTCCCTCAGAATCAAGTCTACGCTGAAGCTTCTGAAGCGTCAGCTTTTGACTTGCGTGGTTGAACACAGCTCCATGAGTCTCGAAGACGTCACGGAAGAGTGCGACGATGATTTGTTTATACTTATCATCTTGGCTTTTAGTAAGTACCATAAGGCAACTTTCCAAGAGCATGCACACGCTTAGCCGTGATACCCGAAGGACTCAATTCACTAGACTCATTATGATTAGTAACAAGCCCAGCACACCATTCTTGCCATCTATCCCAAACGGAAGGCGCCGCAAAATCAGGCGTCTATTCCAAGTGGGCATGGCATTAGCTGATGGTGGTTCAACGGTTACCGAAACATGGAATCCCGACGGCGGAAACTTCCTTCTCCGTACTGTCTTAATTACTAGACAAACGGATATAGGGTCCCAACCAGGCGAGGTTCACACGTTCGATCCCGAGTAACCATGCTTGCTTTCGCAAGCGCAACGAAATGAGCGACGGGGTTTTCACCCCGTCGCTTACAGCCTTACGGCTGTTTTCCATTTCGTATCAGAGTAGACACTTACCTCTTGAACCTATTACGGGTTTGGGGGGCAGTAGACGTCTACTTCAATGCAGCAGGCAGAATAGTTAAAGGCTTAGACGGCATGGACCCAGTAGGGTCTACGTATACGTCTTTCGCCTTGAATTCGAGTTCTGCGATCTTGCACCCAACTAGCGAAAAAGCTAGCAACATTAGGGTGGGACAGATCACCAACGCTCTCTTAGCCACAGGTCAGAGACCTCCAGCCAAGAGTGCAGCGGCCCCGGTTCCAGTGCCGTCGTAGAGATGCGTATTCGTTCCCAGAGTGGAAACGAAGGAACACACCTCAGCGAGAACATTGGAAGCTTCCGTTATACTGGTCATGGCCCCCGTAGGGGCGTCAAGAACAATATAAGCAGAAACGGTAATGGGTGTTTCGGAGTCAACACCAGAAACGACAGTTTTGTCAATTCTGATGAGAGACCTCCGACGCAACTTCATACCCGCACCGGACTCTTGATGTGAGATCTTGAGCCGATGCTTCGACGATGGTGTCTCAGCAATCTGAGCATACTCGGTCGAACGAGAATCGATGGACAGACGCGTGAATTCAACTTCCGCGCCTGCCGCGTTCTTCAATTCGTTGGTGTTTAACGTGTTTGTTAACATGCTTCACTAACTATGGACAGTAACGTCCCCACCCATCTTACGACGGATGCTTTGCAGCTTGTGCACGAGCCAATTAAGCCCGCGCGCATGCTTGCGTTTTCGTTTCTTACGAAAGCGCCTACCCTGTAATAATACTAGGGCAGCGCCAAGACTAGTCTCGGTGGGAGACAGCCCGCTGGCGG